CAGCAGCTTGAATTGCGTTTACCGCTGGAAATTCCAAAGAACGACCCTTACCAAGGCGTACTGTAGAAAGAAGCGGGGTTACCAAAAGCTGTGGTTCGGCTGCTTCGCGCAGAGTACGAGAAATTACTTTAGGAAACAAAGCGGCTGCGTCTGACGAACCGAATGCTTCCTTGATTGTAACTCTGTTATCTGTGTCGATGTAACCATCTTCAGCAAATGCGGCTTCCCAAGCTGGGAGACCCGAGAGGAGTTCTTGGATTGTCTTACTCATCTAGGATATTTCCTCCTGTTTAATTATTTCTTTTTTTATTTTCTTTTTTTTATTAGAGTGTTAAATTGACGCGGAAAGCACCAATAACATTCGTAACATCTAGGTTTGCACGGATACCGAGTTTACCGGAGAACGAGCCTGATCTTGTGAGCTCATAAACTGTCTTGAGCGCACCTGGATCCGATGGAAGTTGCATGTAGGAAAGTAGTCCGTCATCAAAGTTTGTAGCAAACTTCTCGACTTCAATAACCTTACCTACCATCAAGTGTGGGTAACTAGCTGCATCAGCTTGCGACAAGAGTCTTGGACGACCCATGAAGTCTGGAGCAACTAAACTACCTGCTACGAGATCTGCGTTAACACCTGTGACCATTGGATACTCGACATAACCTCTAACGATAAAGCCTGCACCTTGCGATGTGCCCTTGTCAAATGGTCTGTAGAGATCGTACTGTGCACAACCAACTGGCACTGAACGTGCAGCAACTGCTTGTGTATCTCCAGATGCGCCAGCAACTGGTGTTGCTGCTGCAAGTGGGTCCCAACCTGAAATTGTGTCTCCCCAAGTTATTGAAGAGGCGCTACCGTTAGCTGGAACGAAACGTGAATCACCACTTGAATCTGTTACTACCGAAAGGATTGTTCCCTTTGGAATAACAATTTCAAAACGATCATCTTCTGAATCTGAGTACCAAGTTGGAAGGGCGACTGATGGCAGGATGTATGCGGATGGTGCAATACCTTCCGAAACAACGAAACGACCAGCACCCGTTTTGGTACCTACTTTACGAAATTTTGCTAATGACATTTTAATATCTCCTTATTTGTATATATTTGTTTTAAAGTTTGCGACGGCCCATGAGAGTATCAACAAACAGTTCTTCAACTGTATTCACTTTTTCTTCTGGTGCAGTTGACACTTCTTCGTCTTCAACAATGACATTGTTTTCTTTTTCAGAAACAATGCAACCATCTATTACGGATTCCACATTTAGCTTTTGAATATTCTTCTTAGCTACTGGAAGCTTAGCCAAATCCCTAAGGGAATCAGCCAAAGAACCTGCTGAACGAGTTGCATGATCTTGGATCAAGTTTTCTCTTTCTTCAATTGGTTCTACTCCTAATGAAATTTTAGTATCAACTACTCTTTCGGCCAAAGTGCGATGTAGTGCCTCTCTGAGCTTTGCATTTTCTTGTTGAAGCACTTGAAGTTTATCGTCATTGTCATTTTGCTCATCAGCATGAGTACTGCCTGTGAGCTCTGAGTCTGACTCTTCTTGTGTTTCGCTTTCTGGGGAGGACTCGGCGTTTTCAGAATTAACTACTTCTTCTTTGCCTTGTTCTTCTGTTTCCACTTTTTCTCCTTCAGATTCTTTTTCCTCAGTAGGAGACTGCTCTGCATTTTCTGCAGCTGGCGCCTCAACTAATGATTCATCTTCTTGTGCTTTCTTTAGCTTTTCAATCTTCGAAGTAAGAACATCCACTATAGATTGTTCACCAGCTTCTTTTGCTTCTTGAAGAGCATCTGATAACACAGATATAAGATCTACATTTTTTGATTCTACATTTACAGAAGCTTCTTCTTGTGAAGGAGTTTCTTCTGATTCTTCTTTCGGTGCTGTAGCAATTGCTGACAGGTCTTGGCTTAGATTTTCGACAGTAGCCAAAACATCATCACCTTTAACGATTTCGTCCATTTCAACATTCTCCTCGTCAATAATATTCTTTTCTGATAGTAACGCAGTATTATCAGCCTTTGCAGTTTCACTTTCTTGAAAGGCCAAAGCCGTAAGAAAAGCTCCTTTAACATGAAGATAAAGTGGTCTAGACTCTTTTTTCTTCATACCCTTTAAAATAGACTCATTCTCTTCCACAGTGGTTATATCTTCTTTATCCATATGTAAAATAAAGGCTGTGCTTTTTGCTGTCCAATTTTCTGAATCAGTTACAACAGTTGATCCATCAATAGCTTTAGAAGCTCTTACACTAGACCTTTGATCCGCTGGTTGGTTAACAAATGAGTATTCTTTAAAAGAAATGTCTTGCATATCAACGAAAGCAAGTTTACCCTTATAAACTTGACCACGCTTAAATTTAGCTGTCTTTGGTCTGCCGTCTGCTGATTCAGCAGCTAGGTCTTCACCTGAAATTGAGCAGACTGCTTTGCCGGCTCTTCCACCAACTGATCCAGTCAGGTATCTCTTATCTGAGATCTTCTGAGCAGCCAATGGATCTGTGATTGCTACCTGCAATCTTACATATGGTGCACCGTCTTGCTCTTTGTCCATCTTAGCAGCAATGATTCTGCCAATTGGCTCAGAGTTTAAATCGTGATTTAAAATAATAGGCTTAGGGTATGGCTCAACCCATGATTGAAGAGCCTTTTCTAATTCTGCTGCTGAGTAGTTATTATAATTAGCAGTTAGTCCGTTCATGTATGGCAGCCACCTCTATAATGAGACCGTGGTTCTTACTGAATGATTCGGAAAAATCATTTTCCAATCCTGATAGGTCAGGAAGTTGAAGTGTGAAACTTTCAACAAAATCAAATGCCATTTTAACGCTCCGTTTATTTTAATGTATTATCAATAGTAAATTAACTTTTATAAGATTAAACAATCTTATATAAAGATATCATACTTTTATGCTGTTGCAAAAAAATTACCCCTAGAATCTCCATTTGAGAGAAAATCTTGCATCATTCGCTTATGCATTATGTGTGGAGCATAAAGGTAAGATGCTGAGTAAAGCTTATAGCCCATTTTTGCTGCGTTTCCAGACCAGCCCAAATCTTCACCCTGTGTATGGAGTGAATAGTCAACATTCTTATATACGTCTCTTGACATCATTTTTGCTGCCATAATAACATCTGACTGAAAATACTCACCAAGTGGATATTTTTCTTTACGATAAGCTTGACCACCAGGTTCTTTTATCCAGTTCATTACACTTGGATACATTATATTTGTTGGAGTCATAAACATTAATGGACTCACCGCATCTGCGCCAGAGTTTACGTGTGCAACTAGTAATTGAATCGTATTTTCATTAGTTAATAGTATGTCAGAATCTAAGCTAAAAAAATAGTTTGGATTAATATCTCTGACTTTTGACAAAAGAGAATTTCTTAAATTAACCATATTTTGATACTTAGATATACTCCAAGTTCTTGTTCCTTCATCGTGAGAAAAATGAGGAATGTCTTGTTTTATATCTAGAATAAACTCTGGTATATCTGGTCTTGCATTCCTATACTTAACTAACATCTCTATGGTTTTTTCATCATCTGGAGATGCTTCAAATATAAAAGCAGTTTTTGAAAAATCAATATTCTGATTTTCTATACAAGAAATCCAATAAGGAAATATCCAATCTCTTTGATAGATTGGACAACCAATCACTAGTTCAATCATAAACTACTCTGAAATAGATTTTGTTGTTTCTTTCACACTCTTCTTAGTAGGTGTGCTAACTTCTGTGCTTGTTGCTTCAATCTTTTCTTCTTTGATTTCAACAGCGTTAACATTCACTGCTGGTGCAGCTGGTACGACTTGTTCTACTGTTTCTTCTTCAGGTTCTGAAGTAAGAAATTCAACTATAGAATCGATAACATCCACCAAAGCCTCAAGGGCTAATCTAGTCTGACCATTGCTAACTGCTTTTCTAAATACTAAAAGAGCATCTGCTTCTGTGTTATCGCTACTTGTGATCTTATCATTTACATTAAACATCATTCTTATCCTTTTCAACGTCTGATTCTATAACAGTATACTCGCTATCCAACAGAGATTCAATTACTGATAGAAAATTATTATCATATCTTTTAATGTCCGGAGAAGTTTTTCTTCCATTTTGATTCATTGGCCTCATAGCGTTACCAACGCCTCTTTTATTGTTTGGTGTATTCTTCTGCCCTGGTCCAGCAGATTTTTGACCATCAGATGTTTTTGGTTCAGGTGCTTTACCTGTCCCTTGTGCCTTAGCTTGAGCTTGGGCAGTTGCATTAGTTGCGTCGACTTGAATATCGCTTTGTATTGATGCATGTGTCTTATTCATGTCAATGTCGGAATCATATCCTAATTCTATGCGAGCTTCATCTAAGGTAATTAAGTTGGATACATATTTTTGAATGACGTGATTTTCTTTTTTAACTTGCGTATCAACATCTATTTCTTTAAACTTAAAGTAGCACCTATCTGAATTTCCAGTTTCCATTGGATTAGAGATTGGATCAAAGCCACCTTCAAATAATAATTCATTAAATATAGTTAATCTTACCATCTCCGAAAACAGCTTCTGCATCTGCTTAATTCTGTCATAAAGTGCAACGTCTAATCTTTCAGTAACAGATCTGTTGCCACCATTCATTGACATTCCAAGATGATGAGGCGCAACACCCAATCCAATTGCAACACGTTCTTTAAAGTGATTTAAGTACTGGCTTGCATCAAGAGCAGATCCTTGTGATCCAATGACTTCCACATCATGTCTGAACGGAAGAATCAAACCACCTTCAGCTCTTAAATTTTCTATTTCTATAGCTGCTTGCTCAATCTCTTCTGGCTCAGCTGGTTGCTCTGCGGTTCCAATCTTATATTTATAGAGTGGAAATAATTCTCTGTGAACAAGATTCTGAATGTCTTCTTCAATTTGACGAAGTGCAATAACGTCGTCTAATACGTTTATCAAAAACGGAGTACCAAATGCTCTACCAGTTTTTCTATCAAAGTGAAGATGAATTACTTTTTCTGCAGTCCAAACTGGATTTCCCTCAAGTGGCATATAGGTAAGCGGGTCTGTCTCTTGTCTATATGATTTAGGTCTGTTGTGCTTATCCCTAAATATTCTTACCTGTTCAGTAGGAATTAGGTAATAACCTATTACTGGAAGGTCTCCAGTCATAGGTGCTAGTTTATCTGGAAAATATTCATTCAAATCACCTCTTGCTTTAACAATAAAAGCGTTCGAAAATTTGAAGAGTTGATCTGAGACTTCAATTAGGAAATCAACAAATGGTCTCTTCATTGCTATTTCCATGAAATCTATTCTTTGATGAAGATAAGAAATAGCTTCTGGGTTTTCAGAAACTATTTCCCAACCCTCTTTCCAAAAAAGATCTTTATACTTAGACATAGCCTGCTTAACGTAAGAATCCGTATCAACAGCCTGCATTAGCCTTTCAAAGTCATATGCCGGTCTTTCAAAGGTAGCTCTATTATTGAAGTAATAATTGGTACCCTGAAAACCAAGAGCAAGCGATGCTATCTTCATAGCCTTAGATAGACCCTTTACCTGTTCTGGTGCTAAAGCCTTATCAGAAAAGGTAAGATCCTTATCTACTGTTTGAAATGGTAGGTAATCCCTAATTGCCATGGTACGTCCTTATTTAAGCCTATATCTAATAGTAGACTCAATTTGTCTAGGCTGTAATTTATTGTTTTTCTAAAATTCCTGCGGCTTCAAAGGTCTTCTTGATAATAAGATCTTTTACAGCTTCAAGCCAGAAAACTGTCTCAGCTTCTGTAAAGTCACTCTTGTAAGACAGATTCTTATCGCTGATCTTAATCTCAACTACAAAATCTGTTTTTGGTTCAACTGTTTCAGTTACTTCGCTCATATTATTGTCCTTTTAACTTTCTTATGATATTTGATTGATGTTTAATTGTAGCCTCTTTAATTACCAACTCGGTCATCAAAGTGCTAAGTTTTTCTTGAAAAATTGAGATAACAAGACCAATATCTAAGTTGGAATCATTATCTTGTTCTGTATTTATTTCAAGGTTATTTTGTTCTGCTTTAGACATTTTCTTAGTATACCATAATTAAACTTGTTCTTGATCGTCTAACTCAAAAAATTCTCTAAGCTCTTCTTGAATTATATCATCTTTAATAATTTTATCATCCATTTCTTTTTGAATATTATTAATAAATTGATCTATGTTATTTCCTTTGTCTATATAATCTCTAATGGTTTCCAGCACTGTTTCTAGCGCGTTTAAATCAACATCTTTTATACTAAAGCTTGTTTTAACACCGTACTCGTATTCCTTACTTAGGGAGCTCTCTCCAGTTTCAACATTCACATTTATTCTTTGTGGAGTTGGACAAACAATGCCATTAAGCTCATATCCGGAACGACCAGTTATAAGTTGTTGTTTTAAAAATCTAACAACTGACACTGCTTGTGTCAATATATTTGTGTTTTCTTGGTTCATATTTTTTCCTTAAATTACGATATTGTGTGTCCTATGCCGGGCCAGTTTACATACGTGCCTTCTGCATAAGTTGGTGCCCAAAAATCTGGACTGGATAATACTGTAGCTATGCGTGATCTATAATATAATGTATACGTTCCAGCTGGCATCGAAGCATTAGTATAAGTGTATGAAGCACTGGTTGTTGTTCCTGAATCTAAAAGTGTACTACCTCTTCTTACTTCATAGCTAATATTTGTTCCAGAGCCTTTGTTTATATTCCATGTCAATGTTCGATTGCCATTAGGAAGACTTCCTACTGAACCAAGTGTTACTGAAGGGTTTGTAAACGCAACTTTGTTTGCAGAAGCCGTAGCCCAAGCTGATACTTCTCCGGTTGCAGCATAAACTCTAGCGCTGATGTGATAAGTTGTTACAGCAGTGGATATCGGCACTGCTATAGTTGCAACTGTAGAACCTTGAACGGTAGTAAAAGGAGCAGTCTGAGATCCGGATAAAGTCGTTGCAGTTTTCCATTCTGTAGTTCCTGATGAAGTAATATTCCATTTAATAAAATTGTAACCTCTTGTATTAAATGTTATAGTTGGTGCTGTTGGAACAAAGACCTCAGTTGATGCAGTTTTGCTAGTATTTACAGTAGCAGTGGAACCATAATCGGTAAAGTAACTGGTAACCCTTAATGTATAAGATGTATTTGATGATAAGGAACTAGTGGTAACTGAAGCTGCTGTAGAAGATAAATCAAATGGATCTGCTGTACCGGTGTTATTCTTAAATAAAAAATATGCGTAGCGGTTTGCTCCTTGGAGATCAATATTCCAAGTTATACTATTTGATGTTATTCCAGATGTGGTTATCACTGCAGCAGCTGTAGTGACTGCATCGCTTGTTTGATAACCGACTGCAAAAGTCGTTTCTTTTGGTGAAAAATCTGTTTCATAATTTGCCGTAACAGCTAATTTATATTGAGTATCTTGATAAGGAACTGTAAGATTGGTTAAAGTTCCATTTGTTACGTTTGTTGCACTGGAAACAGATTCACCATCGGAATTTCTAGTAAGAACCCAATTAAAATTATCTGCTGAATGGTAATCAACTGTAAAGCTTACTTTATTTGGAGCGGTTGATCCAGCTCCAGTTACTGTTGGATTTTCCACAGTTACCGAATCAGTTGTAGTTTCTTCTAGAATATATGTTTCATTTTCTGGGTAATAAGTATTGTCACTGTTATCTCCAGCTGTATCATCTTCATACATTAATCTATAATAAAGACTAGCTGTTTGATTTTGCGATAATCCAGTAAGAGATATAAATGCAACTCTAGCATCAGTATAACTATATCCTGTCAATGGATTTCTTGTTCCATCTGGACGAACTGTATAATATTGAAATTGAGAAGGAAACTCTGCAAATTGAGTAGTTGATGCTTGGGTGATTGTCCATGTTATGGCATTCGTAGTTACTGTGGTTGCGGAAACCGTAGGAGCGGTCGTTGTTATTCTTTGGTAAAATTTATTCCAACCAGCTCCATTCCAAATTCTTCCAGAATTAACAGTGTGCCAGCCATTGTTGTCTGCGTTTCTTATCTTTATAGTCGCAACATTGAGCCAACCACCGTTGGTGCTATTTCTCATCTTTACAGCCATATTAATCCTAGGACAACCATATATCTCCAGCTTTTAATTGGCTATTATTCACTGTTGGTTCATCAGTTGAATATCTAATATTCCTTACTGTAAAAACGCCAGTTGGGTTTGTGGTGGCGTTAGAAATAACAACTCTTATTTGATTACCAAAAGTTAGATATGCTCCAAGTTCTTGTTCAAGTCCAACTCTAGGAGCACTTACTTGTGTGAACTTTGCTACACCATTGCTGTTTATCTCTATGCCAGTGGCGCTAGAGTCATCCCCAGCCCCAGTCCAACTCCAGTCTTTACTTATCTTTGTTGCTTCAATTAATATTCCTCCTATTGATCCACTAGTGGCAGTTACGTTTCCACTGATAGCGAGGGTAGTTCCATTCCATGTAAGTTTATTGCCCAACGCAAAAGTTCCATTATCTATATCCAAATAAGAAGAACCGCCTGAAGATTGAACCCTTCCAGTTGTAATAACGTTACCAGTAATACTTGTAACATTGGCATTTACTTCTTCGCCCGTTATAAGATCATTACCAGCTGTTCCACCAATAGTGACACTACCGTCTATCGATAAACTAGAACCATTCCATGTAAGTTTATTACCCAAGGAAAACTGATTACTGCTATCAACATAAAATGGAGTATTAGTATTATTGTAAACTCCTGTTCCAAGAAAAATTTTTGAATTACTCGACATTACTGTACTGCCAGTAAGAGTTAAATTCTTAGTGGTTATTGTATTGGCTGTAACGTCACCTTCTTTTGAAACTTTGAATGGTGCGTTCACCAAAGTTCCAGAACCAGACCAAAGATTTCCATCACTATCAACGTGGAAAGATCCAGAGTCATATCCTCCAATATCAATACTTCCTGCAATTGTTGCATCGTAGAAGTATGCTCTACCACTACCATTGATTAACCATCCGGTTGTGGCATTTGCATAACTTCCTCCACCAACATCATCTCCATCAAATGTAGAAGACTTGATTACAGATGTTCCGCCAGCCATTGTAATGGTGTGTGCACCGATTGTTCCAGCTGTAATCTTAGATGCAGTTAGATCTATAATGTGCGCCGATTCAATAAAAGTTGTAGCAGTAGATGCAACTATAGGAGTCCATGCAGATTTATTCGCAGATGTATCAATAGATTGTACTCTGGCAAAGTAAATTTTTGGAGTTGTGACAGGAGTTGTGACACCAGTATTTGCATCTACTTGATTTGTTCTTTCAGAGTTTTGTGGAACATCAACAGTTATAACGTTTGAAGCGGAAAAGCCAGAAAGATATGGAGTTGATCCACTAATGATCACATATGTAGATCCGCTTTGAGCAATGTCTTCAGGAAGATAAACTTCATAGTTATATCCTCTTAGGTCTGATTCATTAGAAGGATTAAAGCTAATCATTATCGACTTGTAGTTACCGACTATTGTTAAATTACCCAAATCTGCCGGCTGAGTAAGGTCAGATGGAATAGTGAATCTAATAGCTGAAGCTGGATCTAAGACAACGTTTAATTCTACATCTTTTGGTTTAACCGTTAAGAGATACTGTTTTCCAGGTTTTAAATTTTGTATAGTTTTTTTAATTGTAGTCATTATCTCAAACCTCCTATCGACTTAAACGTTAAATCTGGATTTATTTCTTGATCATCTAAAGAAAAGTAAAAATTTCTTAAAAAACTTATTTTACTTATAAATATTTGATTGTTACCTGATAAAATATTTTTATCTGATAAAGTTTCAATCTCTAAAGTATAATCAAGATATTCTAAATCATTTTTCTGAAAAATTATTGATTCTTTTTCTTCAGTTGAATAACAATCAATTTCGTACCAATCCAAAACTATATTTTCAGTTTCTACTGAAGATTCATATTTCGTAGTTATTCTAATTTTACACTTACCATATCCTGGACCAACTGCACCGGTTATTTTAATATTTGGTCCACTGAAAGTTCCGACTATCTTGGATCCGACTTTTTTTGATAGATTATTAACCCAATCCGTTCCGTCATTGAAGTATGCCAATCTATAGTATCCAATAGAATTTTTATTAATCTCAGTGTCATACAGGTCAATGCTTGGTGGAGTTGCACTATAGTAAAGACTATAGCCAGGACTTGCTTCTAGTGAGTTAATGATGTTGTTTGAATATTCTACGTATTCATAGGATGTTACTGAATTTGCTGTAACTGGAGTTGCGTGAATATATTTAATGTAGTCTGATCCATAATAGACACTATAGGTTCCATCCGGAAGAGTATCTGCCTCATGATTCTTTGCAGCTTTAAAATATAATATACCGTCAACAATTTTAGTGACTACAGGAGTTGAAGCTTCTGATGTTGAAACATTGGAGTTTTCATAAACAACTAAATATGAATGATCTTGCTCAACCTTAAGAAGGCTACTATTGTATACGTAATTTAATTCATTGTTTCCGATGTCTGCAAATAACCAATCATTGGCAACAATATAGTCCTTTAATTGGTCTATTACTATTCCGCCTTTTTAATGGCGGAATGTTATAAACCTTTTGTTGGGGACTTGCCGCCAAATTGCTTGTGTTGTCTAAATATTTGAACCAGCTCATGTCACAACTCTATGTATAATATTTCAAAATCGTATTTATCCTTAAATTCATCTGGTATATCAATACTAATATTCACATCTGCGACTGGAACTCCACCTGTAAGTATATCAGGTGTAATGGAGTCGATTTTGATAACAACTTCTTTTGCGGCTGAATTTATTTGTTGTAAATTAATTTCATTTCTTACCGACTCATAGTCTATGTCTATGGATCTTATTCTTTTAGATCCATCTGATCCAGAATGAGAATGCCCACCTATTTGCACTCCATCTATTCTTGCATCATTTTCTATTGTTATATCTCCGATTATTGCTCCGCCAGACTTCATTAAATACTGAGGATGACTATCTTCGTTTAAATCATCTAATAAGGCATGGCTAGATTTTAATGAGTTAACTTGAGACTCATCTACAAATAAGCCAGAAAGCAAAGAAGCATAATTTGAATCTGTTTCCGTAGTAACAATTCTTTCTCTATTTACAGCTTTCATAGATAGCTGAGATATAAAGCTTGTGTATTTTCTTCTTTGAACTATAGATTGATACAAGGAATCTATCTTCGCAGATGTATTATTTCTTCTCTCTAATAAGTCGGTTAAGACTGATTTAAAGTTGCCCTCTGCGGCTAATAGTGCTATTGCTGCCTCTTCTGATAAAGTAGGTAGTTCTGTTTTCATACTTGTGGTTCTTATATCTAAAGCAAAATCAGCAACAACTTTTGTTTTAAATCTTAGTGATGGACTTAAATACTTGCTATAAAATACATTGCAGTTAGTTACTAAATCTTTATGAAGAGTATCCAACTGACTGTCTACCATATTCGTTAAAGAGTTTACTTTGATAGAAAAAAATGCTTGAAATTGAGCGGCTTGCTTTTTAGTTGTTTTATCCACTTCGGTTTCTGGCAAACCTGTTGGCGATGATTTGATTGATTCGGCAAAGAGTTCCTTATAGTGGATTGCCATTTTGAGCCAGTACAAGTAGTACGACGCGACCTGTTGTTGTGAGTCATCTTCATAGTTATCTCCAAAATCTGCACCTAATGAACTTATGATGCAATTAGTTTCGTTTACTAAGTACTTAATAATTTCTCTAAAGTCGTAGATGTGACCAAATGTAGTATTTGATATTAAGTTATCATATTCTTTTACAAATTTTCTATAGCCTCTTGTTTGAACTCCTTCCGCATAAAGATATTGGTCAAAGCATATAAAGGGTGGCCTAGGATATTTTAGGGTACCCGCATATCCTTCTATCTCTATTTTAGGATATGGGTGATCAACTTTATTAATCTCATCCCAAACATATGCGTGTGCTTCTTCTAAGTTTGGATTATTTAAAGGATCTAATTTTACCTGTCTTAACAAATCTTCTAAATCTTTTAAGAATTTAAGTAAGTCAGAAATACTATTTTTTGCTTCTTGCTTAAGAGACTGTAAGGGAACTGAATATGGCTGATCATTACCATATGATACTCCGGCTTGGCGAAGAATGGAATTTGGTCCATTCCTAGCAAAAGCTGATTCAGTTGAGCTACGAGAAGACGATTCAGTTGTTGAATAATCTAATGTTACTTTTTGCTCTGTTGAAAGCTGATTATCTATATTATTAACTAATGACATATTTTTACCTAAAACATTTTTCTAGAAACACGTTTTGCAGGTCTCCCTTTTCTGATACCTGGCATCAAGTCAGAGTTTCTCTTAGTGGTTACCATAATACCAGATGCAGGTGCTTCTTTATCCCCATCGTCAGATACACTATTCGCCTTTGGCATAAAGAATGTATTCGAGAAACTCTCTGTATTTCTTGCTACCTTTAATTTACTAAAGTCTCCATAATTTTGAGTAATAGCAAGAAGTGCTAGCATTAGCGCATCATGAGCGTGATCCATAGCTGATCCACCAGCTTCGAATATAGGCCTTCCGGTTTGAGTAGTTCTAACAACAACATATGAAATTAACTGCATATAAAGTTCTTCATCTGAAACTGGAAACAAGATAGCTTCTCTTTCAAGATATTGAGTTAGGTTATCTACCATGTATGGTTTAATTTCTTTTTTAATTGGAAGCTTGGTATATGGATCTCTTATCTCAATGCTTTCGCCAAATCCTATTCCCTTAACTCTATCTCTAAGATTTGATTTTGGATTTTCTGTTCCATACTTCCTAAGCAGTTCTACTTGAACTTCTCCATATCCTCTGTCAACATAAATGTGTTTTGGATTAAAAGATTCATTTAATTCAACTATTCTATTAACTCCATTTGTTAATGTGTATTCAGATTTAGGAATTTCTTCTCTATATACAACTCTAACTTTATTTCTAAATCTTTCATCTTCATAATTTTCGTTACAGGTTTCTAATACAACTATATTTGTTCCAGCACCGTACTTATCCCAGTCAACTCCAATTGTATAGAATGATCTAGCTGATTGTATTTCGGGAGTATAGTCCCAAGATGGATCTATGAAAGCTTTGTCTATAAACTTTCTAGGATAAACACCTTCTGCGTCTTCGCCCCAGTCTGCTTCAATTTCGTGACGATAACCCATCTCTGAGTATTGCTCTCTAAATTCATCTTCTTGTTCTTTTGAAAAATATGGGTTGCAATATGACGGAAACCAAAACTCTTGGAATCTAGCGCTTCTGCACCATTCCCAGAATCTTTCTCTTCTACCAGTTGGCGTTGAAGCTCCAATGAGTATTTTATCGGGTTGGTCTTCTGCGGTCTTCTGTAACATCGCGTAGAGCGCGTCAAGGTCATCTGCGTGCATGTAGTCCATTTCGTCCAACACAATCACGTGTGCTTCTTGACCACGGGCTACGTCTGACTTTCCACCTGAACGCATGCCAGATGTAAAGAATCTAATTGTAGATCCATTAGAAAACTGAATCATAAACTGAGGACTGGTTACTTTTCTCGTAATTGAATTCATTACTATTTCATTCTTAGAAGCTAATCTAAGAATTTCTTGATAAATTAATTCAACGTGCGATTTCATTGGTGCAATAACTAGGCACCTGCCGTCTTTATGGGTGTAGCTATAGTGAAGCAATGCAATAGCCATGCTGAAAGTTTTTCCTAAACGACGACCTGCTCTTAATACTTTTCTCAAAGCTGGATCGCGCAAAATTAAAGTTTGATAAACTCTTGTTTCTGCTTGAAGAAAATGTTTTGCCCATCTACATGGATCTTTAGAAATGTGTATTTGCCTTTGTTGATCAGCAGATATTCCGCATGTCTAATAAGTTATTATCAACTTCAAATGGTTCATCGATTAATAAAGCTAATTCTCTGTTTGTGAATTCTCTACCTTCAACTGGTGTTCCATCTGTCCAGTTTATGTGACTTAATTTATTCTTAAAAACCCATTCAATTCTATTAACCTGTTTTGAGTATTCTGGATCTTGAGCGTTAATGATTTCTAAAAGATCGTCTCTAGGTAAACCTTCTAATCTTTTACGAAATTCTTGAGTTTTGTCCATAGTATATTCTACCCGAAATGCGAAGCCATCATCGCACCTTCTGATCCAAGTAACGATCTAGCATTTAGTCTGCTGTTTTGAATTGCGGAAACACCTCTAGCTCTAGAGGTTGCTCTAACTTCATCATCTTTATATCCTGCTCCAAAGATTCCGGTATGCATATTACCTTGCATTGACTTCATTCCATCTTTACCAAAATTGATTCCAGCTTTAACAGCCAATCCACCAAGCTTAGCAAGTTGATAAGCCATATCTGCCGCAAATATTAAGTTAAGACCAGGAACAGCTGCAGCTACAGCTCTTGCTCCAACAGCCATTCCAACTTTTGCTCCACCATACTTTACTGCCTGCAATGTTCCTCGGGCGCCCATGGTTTTATAAATACCTTCTCCCAAAAGTCTTTGACCCATTTTTGCTGCACCGAGCTCAGTCATTGGCATTGCCATACCAAGTCTATTAGCAACAGTTACTCCAAATTGTCCATTTCCATGAATGCCTTTTGCTAAACCTCTAACTACTTTTTCCGCATTATCTGTTAAAGTGAGTGTTCCCGTTCCAAATGTTTTGGCAGTAGCGCCTAAAGCTTGAGATGACATAAAATCAAGGCCACCTCCTGACATAAAGGCATACTCCATAAAAGATCTACTAGCGGTTCCTCTTACGCCTGCTGCAGTCATGGCTCTACGTTCACCAACCGACAAAGCCTCACCTGCAGCTGCTCTGTTTACTAGCGTTCCTAATGGTGTTACCTGGGTCGAAAAGTTTGCTGGGTTTCTCATGAATCTACCCGTGGCAGGATTCCTAACAGCTGGTAGACGACTTCCCGCTGCAGCATAAACTTCTGTTGAGACTGCCCCGTTCATCTTAGCTATTCTTGCAAGATTCAAGTCTCCACGAGCAGTTGAACGAGTAGTAGCTGCTCTTCTTTCTAATTTAGAAACAGCTCCTAATCTTCCAAAAACTCCACCGCTAAATGTTGGGTTTGCTTCTTTCGAAGTTCTAGTCAACATATTACCTATCGAGGCTAATCCTCCACCGGCATTCGGTGCCATAAAGCCCCTATTGTGTCCTGCTCCAAATCTAGAAAGGTTTGGATCTCTGAAGAATGCTTTAGGATTTGCGGTTAAATTTCCTCTTCTAAATCTTTTAAAGTTAGATCCTACTTTAGTTAAATCATCTGTGCCAGATTTAATTGCACTTCTTCCGACCTCTTGCTAGCTTTTCTCCTCTTCTAGTCGTTCTACCAAATATATTTCTTCCACCAACAAATTGATTAGCACCCTGTGGTCCAAGTGGATCTAATGCATTTCCTACGAAAGGTCTAAACTTTGCTCTAGATCTAGCTGCAAGGTTAGGGCTAAACCTTCCGTCCAACACCTCTTTTATTATCTAAGAAACCACCTTTAAGAATTGTATTTTGAGCCCTGTATGAACCATAGCCAAATAATAAAAGTGGATTTTGTATTGCTGCAGTTGCTTCCATTCCGGCCTAAGACTTTACCCATTGCTCCTGGGATTTGAGAGGCTTCGTCAACCATTCCGCTTATGTCACTCATATTTAACCACCTCTTCTGAGGTTATGCATGCCGAGAACTATATTTCCATCTGCATTAAGTTCTTGCGCAGTTTCTAAAGATGAATTTCTTTGACCATACATTTTTCCACCATAAGTCATATCTCTATTTAATCTTCTAGTTCCAACATATGGTGATTCATTTATGAATCTTTCATTTCGATTAATGTAACCAATGCCCATTGCAGCGCTTCCAGCTAATCCAGCTGTTGCTCCAAATGCAGCTCCTAATGCTCCACCCTTGAAACCTTTAGCCATACCACCAATAACGGCTCCCACTGTCGCTCCTGCGCCCATAGCACCTATTGTGTTCCTGCCTGTATGTGAACCAGGAACTGCTGCATCAAAAACTGCACCTGGTGTTAATTTTCTTCCAAGAAATGCTTCATCCGCATTAGGGTCACCAAAAGCAACATCCATTGCTGCGTCTCTTGCAGCTGGTGCTGCGTTTTTTGCAATACCTGCTACAGCTGCGCCTCCTATTATTAAGCCTGCACCAGCTTTAGTTGTTGCACCTTTATATAAAGTTTTACCTATACTTGATAAAAGTGACATTTATCTATCTCCAAATAAGTGACTATTTTTATTAGAACCCATCGATGTATGACCTATTTTTTGCCTATCTAGATTTCCTACAATACCAGCTGTAAACAATGGATCTTTTCTTCTTGAAGTTTGACCATTGCCCATTAAAGCTTCTTGTATACCGTAAGGTCTTTGTCCTTCTTCAACTGGTGCTGGTCCCATAGTAGCGCTATAGAGATCATTTTCGTTTCCTCTTTTAGCTATTTTATATCCAGTAACGGCTCCAGCTAAAGCTAAAGCTCCTAATGCAAACTTTCCTTTATTAGATTCATAGACTTTTCTGCCAACAGCAATTGCCTCACTGGCAAACTTTTCACCCTCATTAAGACCTGGTAATGTTGGTTTAATATCATCTACAAATGACGCGGAATCAATGAGCGCTGCGCGTGCTGCAGCGTCTTCTGCAGCTCTTGCTACTCCAGCATCAGCTGCTTCACCAGAAATGCTTACTGCACTTCTTGCTGCGGTATCCATATCATCGGTAACTGAACCAGACATCATATAACCAAGAACCCCATCGTCTTCAGTACTCATTGTGCTAATAAGTCTGTGAGGTCTACTCTTCAAAGCAACGTCCGTATCCATTACCCCAGAAATACCTTGAGCTAATCTTCCCTTGTTTATTATTTCTACTGCATCGCCTCCAGTTATTTTCATTCCAGTTATAAATGATTCTTCTATTCTATTTGCTATAGTT